TTAATTCATCAATATATTCTACATCATTTCGAATTGAACTTCCGGTAAAATACCAACCATCTCTAGCCCTTCCTGTATCTACAGGAGTTGTTTCTCTCAAAGTATCAAGCAACTCTTGTATTGTTTTTTGTTTTATTACATTTGCTTCTTTCAGAAACAATTTATTAAGATTCAATTTGATCATGTAATTTTGTCTCCTCCTGTTGCTGAAATAAGTTTACTGAACATGCCTGAATTTTTAAATCCTGACATATTAAATGTATCATCTTTTTTACGATTGTAGATAGGGTCAAGTGAAGAAAATACATTCCAAGGTTTTTCTTTAACACCTTGTGTTTGTAAATATTTCATTGTACGATCGTCGTCTCTCCAGCCAACAGGTCTTTGCTCAAAATATGAGAACCATCCTAAGAGTTCTTCATAAGTCATTTCAGATTCTAATTTATAGATAGGCAAATGTAAATGAAAAGCTAATTCATATATGGCAAGGTCTTCATCGGTCAGGGTTACTTTCCCTGTTCTGCACCAATACCTGAAAACTTCATAATTTCATTAGATAGCTTTGACAACTCATCCATAGGAAATGTTTGAAAATCTTCATCGGCCAAATCTTCAGCACCCTCAACAGCTGAACGAATCACTGTTTGCAGTAAAGCAAGACCTGCAGATTCATCTGATTCTATTTCTTTAGCTTTAACTTGAATGTCCATAACTTCAGAAACACTCAATTTTGAAATCTTGACATCTTCGCCCATGAATTTCACAGACTTAGTCATTTTACGACCTACTAAACTTTTAATACCTGACATATTATTTACCTTAATTTGTGGAATCATTTTACCGTTCCGTTATTGTGAATGAATCATTCACCTTTAAAATTATCTGAATTCAAAGCTTGGAAATCATCAAGATTCTTTCGCATTTGATGTAATATTGATAGAGTTATAAAAACTTCTTTTGCCTTTTCTGTATCTGGCTCAAATTCTTTAACTCTTTCAAATGTTTTTCTTATGCTAATGTCTATGCTTTTACGCATGTGCTTAGCAGTTGTTTTTAGTACATAACTTGTACTGAATGGTTTTTGCAATTCGTCTGTCATAATTATCCTTAATTAAAAAGAAAGGGCATCGTAATTGTGGCCACGATTATTTAAGTATTCTTGACCTGAGAATACCCCTTTCCATTTACTTAGATTGTGTAAGCACCGTAGAAATCTGACTGTACAGAGATTGCAATGGTTGCAGTTGTAGCGTCAGTTAATGATGGAGTTACCAATAAAGATTCTAGTTTACCAAAGAAATAGTATTGGCTGTTTTGAACAGTACCAAGACCACCAGCAATAGAATCATATTTGCCCAAAGCAGCACCTGGAGTTGCTGTTGAATCAGCGTTCAACAAAGTAAATCTCCAAACGCGAGAAATACCGTCACCAACCATATTAGCTAAAGAAGCTTCAGGAGAAGTGCCTGTATTACCTTTAGCCCAATCACTTGCTACATAGTTGATAGTGATTTCTAAAGATGGAGCATCAGCTTGACCACCAATACTTTGACCTTGTTTTTGACCATATACAGGTACACTAACAATGTTAGCTGGAGTACCGATAGCTGGAAATTCTCTAACGTTATTTACTTTAGCATACTTTGAAACAGAAGTAGCAGTTGTAAACAATGCTTGAAAGCCTGTCGCATCTTTAGTAGCTGGTTGAGTTGGGCTTGTTTCTGCCTTGCCTGCAATAACTGTACCAGTAACTACAGAAAGATCTGTAAACATTGCAGCGCCAATAGATGAAATATGTGCCATTTTTATAAAGCTCCGAAGAAATTAAAAGGGATTGAGTAAGTTGCTCTAAATAGTATTGGGTTATCTTTATCAAGACCTAGATAGTCTAATGAGCTGTTTCCAAATTGGGTTACAGTATTAGTTTCAGTTGATAATGACTTACCCACTAAGTAAGAGTCTAGCTTGTCTGCAATAAGAGATGTTCTTTTAGTTCCATTCCCTGCAAATATAAATATATCTATTAATAATATACCTGATGTTGAATTTAAATTTATACCCGCTCCTTTTGGTAAAATATTTATTCTGATGAACTCCGTGCCTACATTTGCTGTTACAAAATTAGATGGAAATGTTTTTATAGCTTCTGCTATCCATAAAGGGTTTGAAAATAATAAAAAGATATCTTTTTCAAGATTTGAATATTTTCCCATTAACCCTCCAAATAAACATTTGCAACGGAAATAAAACCATCATTTTTTATTGATGACCCTATTTTCCATATAATATTATTAACTGTAAATGTGTCGTATAAGGAGATATCTCCAACATCTTGTGTTTTAAACATGATTTGTCTTTCTTTTGTGTTTCTATCTTTAGAAGGTTTCTTTTCATCCATAAAAATAACCTTAACTATTATCGTTTCTGTTGTTGTATTCACAACTTCACGAGATTCAAAATCAAAAGATATTCCACCTTTTCTTGTAAAACTGGCAGATTCCGCTAAATCTTTAACCAAATTAAAAGCTCTGGTAAGATTATTATCAATAATTTTAGCATAGCTCATTAGTTTGCCCGCCACCAAGTATTTGTAGCAGTATTTAAAAGTAGAGGTCTTATAAGTCTTTTAACGATTGATGGTATCTTTCCAGGGTTTCTTATTCTGCTTAAAGAGATACCACCAATGCTTAAATCTATAGCTGAACCCGTATCATCCAATAAACCGTCGTTGTTGAGGAGATGATATGCCAGCTGTAAACATGCCGTTAAAATTCTTGAAGGGACATCAACAATTTCTACATTAATACCCAACCGAGGATCAAAGTATAAACCTATCCTTGGAAAAGCTAAAAGTTGAGCGGAATCGGTGGCAATACCCGTCCAAGACAAATCATCCAACATTGATGTTGCTGTAATTAGAGCTTGAGCTTTTTGACTTTCTGTGGCTGATGTCCATGCGGCAACATCCAACCTATCTAAAAAGTATGCATCAGCTTCTAAAATTGTTGCATAAGAATTTGTACCTTTGACGAGTGCCATAACCAATCCTTAAGAGTGGAATACTGGTAAAATACCCAAAGAAAGAGCTGAAGCTACTTTACGAGTCCAAGTACCAGTACAAGCTGCAGTTGAAGATGCATTTGTTATAATTTTAGCTGTACCGCCTTCAATTACAGATTTATACTCGTCATTGCTTACAAATTTGTCTTGTGAACCATTCCAATCATAACCTGCAGGAGCCAATACATAACCCCAACGATACCAGATAGAAGTAGCGCCACCGCCTTTATAAGAGTTGGCATTACGATAAATTTCAACTTGATCAGGAACCATTAATGATTCAAGAGCAATAGCACCCGGTAATACGATAAAGCTGGTTTTAGTACCAACAATATCAACACCGTTACCAGTGTTCAATTTAGCTAATTCGGCAGTTGTGAAACCTTGGCTTGCACGAGTTTGAATTATACGGAATTTACCGTTGAAGATAGTATTGAAATTGATGTTACCATCAACAACAACAATTTCGTCAACTAAGTTTGCTGAACGTAAAGATGCATATACTTCAGGTGAAGTAACTAAGTAAGCATATTCAGGCTCATAGTCTTTGAAAGCTTTGCCAATAGCTTGTAAAAAGCCTTCAGCACGAGCTGCACCTTGAACAGAAACAGTTGCATCAACAATAGGTTTTGCTGCACCAAGATCAACATAGAAACCGTATTTCTTGTCTGTTGGGTCATTATCAAATGATTGACCGCCAAGACCTGTAGTACCAGAACCTGCAGAAGCACCGTTAAGTACTTCAGAGATTGCAACACCTTTTAACACAGCAAGAATTGCATCATGCTCATCTTGGCTACGAGTTTCACCCAAATCACGACCTACTTTAGCAAGACCGTCTGATTGAGTAACAATTTGTTGCATGTTAACTTTTTCAGCACCGTGAGTACGAACGCTCTTAACATAACGTAAAAAGTCAGATGCAAAAGTAGTTTTATCACCTGCAGCAGAATCAGTCAAAGATGCTACATTGATAGTTGGATTCAAAGGTTTTAACCAACGAACTTGACCAATAAAAGTTTCTGTATCAGTATTGATTAACGGATTAGTACCGACAATGCCTGTTCCAGATAATTTCTTAGCATTTGTGTAAGCTTCATCTGAATATGCACTGATTGCTTCTTGTAATACATGAGTATCACCAAGTGCGCCTGTATAAGACTTTATAGTCATTTTTATTCCTTAAAATTTATTTGTTTATTTAACGAAGCTTTCCTTCTCTAATTCTTTTCAAGACTTCATCTTGTGAAAGATCAAAAATAGATTTGGGTGCTTCTTTAGTGTTTGTTGTTGTTATGCCTGAACTGCCAGATCCTGAAGAGATTTTGGGTTGAAATAAGAAAGAATTTTCTTCATTTTCAGCAAAAGTTTTTACGAAATCTTCAACTGAAATGCCTGAACGATGTATCCAATTTCCATTTTCATTTTGAACAAGTTGTCCAATAACTTCCTTGTAAGCCATCTCTGATGCTGTTGTGCTTCTAAATGTATACCCTGTCAATATGGTCTTTAATCCGATATCTCTTGTTAATTCTACATTTCTTTTCTCAAGCACTTCTCTCTTAGCTTTCTCTTCGGCCAGTTGAATTTCGTATGCTTCTTTGTGCTTACCCTCATCTTGTAGTCTCTTTAATTCTGCTTCTCTTTCTTTCTGTTCATATTCAGCAATCTTTTTGAGTGCTTCATCTCTAGCTGCATAAGCATTATCAAGCTTATCTTTAATAGGTTTAAGATTCTCATTAATACGTTCTTCAACCAACTTTGTTACCAAATCTTCATCTTCCCTGTTGACAGGAGGTACAACGATTGGTGGAACAATATTAGGATCTGTGTTATTTTCGTCAGACATGTGTTTTCCTTTGAGTACAACTCAATAAAGTGAATAAGAATACAATTCTTATTAAATTTGTAATAAGTTTTGTGTGATAAAAAATACCACACAGAACTGTTTAAAATATGGGTTAATTTAACGGGGTCTTAATATTACCCAATGCCATACCAACCATAATCGTCTTTAAATCCTTCCGGAATTTCTTTTATAATATCTTCAAATTTTAGAATATCTTTATCTTCTAAAAGCTTACCACCCACAAGAGACCTTCCCGGTATAGGTATTAAGCCTATATCTTTAGCTTCATTTAAATACTTATCATAAAGCTCTTGAGGTAAACCTCTAGATCGCATTTCATTAAGTGTATCCAAGATTACGTTTCTTTCTAACACGGTTGAATATATTTCTCTAAGAGCTTTTCTTGCTTTAAGCATATCAGCTGCGTTTGCAAAGAATGCATCATGGATTGTTGAAGTTGGAATATTATTTTTTCTACCCCATAAATGAAACTTTTTGACAAGTGTTGCATCATTGGAATGATTCATATTTACTCCAAAAGCTGTTCTTGCACGAGTTGCATCAGCTATATCATTAATCTTTCCAGATTTATTTATAACTTGTTCCCACCATGTAGCTTCAGTCTTTTGAGGTATTTGAAGAATATTTGTAACCCATTTACCGTCTTTATCTTTATAATTAAGTCTTTCTTCAAACTGTTGTGTAAAGTTTTGTTCAACAATTTTCCCATCAAAATTAACCGAAGGTGCATTTGTCCAACTTTTGGGCATTTTATTTGCTGTGAATACTTCAATACCTTTGTTAATGTCTATTTGAGCAATATCAAGTTTTAATGTTTTAAATCCTGTACGCCTATTGTCTGGACCTTTGACACCATATATAATATCTGCCATTGTTCCATTTGGTTTCCAAAATCCAAACCGCTTGATAATCTTTTCACTTACAGGTTCGCCAGCTTTAAGACCTAAGATTTCACTTATCCTTTCAGGCAATATATAACCTTTCTTACGATTTCCAAGCACTTGACCCTTAGCTACAGATTTCCAATCAAAATCACTTGATGATGGTTTAGCATTATTCAAAAAGTCTTCGGCAAGTCTTCCGAAAAATTTGGTGAAATCCTTAAGAATCGGTACTTGATCTCTTAAATTCTCACTCATTATTTTAGCAATAGTTTTAAAATCTTCAGGAGTAACTATTCTTTCGTAAGATCTTGACATTTTCTCAACTAAGTCTTTTGTCTTTGGATCTAAGAAAAATAATTGCTCCATAATATCATCTCCTGGATCTAAACCTTTATTGAAAATATTTTTAATATTTTCTCTAAGTACTCTAAGTTCTTCTCCACCTTCAGGATCATACCTTTCAACACGAGCAATTCTTGCTGATATTTCATTAAGAACTATATCACGATCTGAAGCCTTAACAACAAGAGTATCTGTGTCTTTTCCAAGTATTTTTGCAAGTTTTCCTTCAACACTCATGATGCCTGTTTTCTCGCCTGCACCATAGAAGGTTACCATGTTCTGCGCTTTGGCAGCTTTTCTTAAATCTTTTTCACTCAATCCAAGCTTTTCATTAAGCTTTCTAAAACGAGGGTCGTTATAAGTTGCAGCTGCAATCTCATCGTACAATCTACGTTTTTGCATTGTTGGCACAACATTACTAAGTTCAGCAAGCTGCTTATTCTTTGTTGTTAAGGCAATAATTTGAGCACCGGAAGATGAAGCATCTTGTTCAAGAGCTAACGCTATTTTATATTCTCTTAGTTTTTCCAAAGATGCTGCTGAGTAATCTCCGGCCAAGTAAGTATCTATCTTGGCAGATTCAATGGCAAATCGAAAGAACTTACCCAACTCTTCTCCATCAATTTTTGACACAAAATCTGAATCCAAAATTGCACGAATGTCATTAGGTTTTCCTCTCAACATTTGATTACCAATTTTAATGATATCATCGTTCCACTTATCAACTATCTTTTGTCTACCTGTGATGGTTAACGAATTATATCTACCTTCAAAATGATCACTCAATCCTCCAAGAAACGCCCCGATCTGATCACGGAAGTTGGAATAGTCTTCAGGGCTAAAATTTTTTGCTTGAGCTGTGTTAAGAAAGGGTCTGAAAGTCTCTCCAGATTGAGGAGATATGAGACCTCGATCATATATCCTAGCTCGATGATCCACAAAGGCATGGTTAGCAAAAGCACTATCGGATTCACGTAACCAATCCATCGCTTTAAATCTTTCATAAGCATCTCCTCTGGATGAAATATAT